TGAATATTATAGACAATTTCCAAGATCTGAAAAGCACGCTTTTAGAGATGAAACTATAAATTCTTTATTTAATCTAACTAAAATATACGAGCAAATAGATTATAATGAAGAAATGACTTTAAAGGGTTATGTGACTAGAGGTTCTTTTTCTTGGAAAAATGGAATAAAAGATACAAAAGTTATATGGTCACCAAATAAAACAGGAAGATTTAATTTATCTTGGATACCTCCTGTTTCTTTACAAAACAATATAATTATAAAAAATGGTATTAAATTTCCTGGTAATGATGGTCTCGGGGCCTTTGGGTGTGATAGCTATGACATCAGCGGTACTGTTGGCGGTGGTGGGTCTAACGGTGCTCTTCATGGATTAACCACTTGGAGCATGGTAAGTGATGTGCCTAATAGTAAATTTTTTTTAGAATATATTGCTAGACCTCAAACTGCAGAAATATTTTTTGAAGATGTTTTAATGGCGTGTGTATTTTATGGAATGCCAATATTAGCAGAAAACAATAAACCTAGATTATTATATCATTTAAAACGTAGGGGTTATAGAGGATTTTCTATGAATCGTCCTGATAAAACAAAAATTAAATTATCTAAAACAGAATTAGAGTTGGGTGGAATACCCAATTCATCTGAAGACATTAGACAAGCGCATGCTGCAGCAATTGAAACATATATAGAATCCCACGTAGGCAATCTAGGAGAGTCTCACGGTAATATGTATTTTCAAAGAACCTTAGAAGACTGGGCTAGATTTGATATTTCAAAAAGAACAGCGCATGATGCTTCTATTAGCAGCGGACTTGCTATAATGGCTTGTCAAAAACATTTATACCGACCCGTCGGTGAAAGAAAAACAAAAAAACTTGATTTTGGATTTTCTAAATATACAAATTCAGGATTAAGAAGTCAGATAATAAAATAAATATGGCAAAAAATAAAGGACAAATAACACAGTTTCCGAGTCAAGCCGTCTCAGATGCAGTTAAAAAATCTAAGGATTATGGTTTATCTGTAGCTAGAGCGATTGAGCAAGACTGGTTTAACAAGGATAACGGGTCCGGAAGGTATTACCAAACACGTGATGAATATCACAGGTTAAGATTATACGCCAGGGGAGAGCAGTCAATAAGAAAGTACAAAGATGAATTTGCTATTAATGGTGATCTTTCTTATTTAAATCTTGATTGGAAACCAGTTCCTATTGTTCCTAAGTTTGTAGATATTGTTGTTAATGGAATGCAAGATAGGCTTTTTAGTATTAAAGCTTTTGCTCAAGATCCTATATCTACAGGTAAAAGAACAAAGTTTGTTAACAACATTCAAAGAGATTTAGCTGCAAAAAAAATATTAGCAGATATAGAAGCTGAATTAGGTGTTAATGCTCGTAATGTACCTGAAGAAGAGCTTCCTGCAAATACGGAAGAGCTAGAGCTTTTTATGCAATTAAACTACAAGCAAGGTATTGAAATTGCTCAGGAACAAGCTATAAACAATGTTTTTCTTTCAAATAAATATGATGAAATTAAAAGCAGAATTGATTATGATCTAGCTGTTATAGGTATTGGATGTGCTAAGCATTCTTTTAATAATACAGATGGTATTAAGCTTGATTATGTAGATCCCGCTAATTTAGTATGGTCATATACGGAAGATCCTAATTTTGCTGATTGTTATTATTTCGGTGAAGTAAAAAAAATAAAATTAAACGAATTAAAAAAGCAATTTCCATCTTTAACAGATGAAAAAATTGCAGAGTATACAAAAAAGGGTTCAAATTGGACAGACTATAATAATATAGGTAATACTAATGATAATGTTATAGATGACAATAACGTAGTTACAGTATTATATTTTAACTGGAAAACTTGGGAAAATAATGTATACAAAATAAAAGAAACATCTACAGGTGCTGAAAAAGCTATTCCTAAAGATGATTCTTTTGATCCACCCAAAGATAAAAGAACTAGATTTCAAAAAGTTGCACAAGCAAGAGAGGTAATATACGAAGGAGCTTTTATTTTAGGTACTACAGAATTATTAAAGTGGGAAAAGGCGACTAACATGATTCGACCATTATCTAATACAAACAAGGTAATGATGAATTATATCGCAAGTGCACCAAGGCTTTATAAAGGAAATATCAATTCCTTAGTATCTAAAATGGCACCTTATGCAGATTTAATACAGCTAACACATTTAAAATTACAGCAAGCAATACAAAGAATGACACCATCTGGTGTTTATTTAGATGCTGATGGTTTAGCTGAAATTGATTTAGGGAATGGCACAAGTTACAACCCACAAGAAGCGTTAAACATGTATTTCCAAACCGGTTCTATAATCGGGCGATCTCAAACTGTGGATGGTGAAATGAATCCTGGCAAAGTGCCTATTCAAGAACTACCTGGCGGCGGCGGTGGTCAAATACAAGTTTTAATAGGAGCATATAATCAGTACATACAAATGATGCGTGATGTTACTGGTTTAAATGAAGCAAGAGACGGATCTGATCCTGACCCAAAAGCTTTAGTAGGTGTTCAAAAACTGGCAGCTGCAAATAGTAATACAGCTACAAGACATATACTAACGAGTAGCATGTTTATTACAACTTCTTTAGCAGAAGCAATTTCTTTAAGATTTAAAGATGTATTAGAATTCCATCCATCAAAAGAAGCTTTTATAACTGCACTGGGTAGATTTACAGTTGGTTCTTTAGAAGAGCTAAAAGACTTGCATATGCATGATTTTGGTATATTCTTAGAATTAGAACCTGATCAAGAAGAAAAACAAATGCTAGAGGCTAATATACAAACAGCACTAGCACAAAAAAGTATATTTTTAGAAGATGCTATTGATATAAGAGAAATTAATAATACAAAATTAGCTAATCAACTTTTAAAATTTAGAAGAATTAAAAAGCAACAGGTTGATCAAACCCAAGCTCAAGCTGCTAGTGCAGCTCAAGCGGAGGCTCAAGGTCAAGCACAAATTGTTGTTGAACAAGCAAAAGCGCAAGCAGAACAAATTAAAACAGAATCTAAAATTCAAGTTTCTACAGCTGAAAATGAGCTTTCTATTAAAAAGATGGAAGTTGAGGCAAGAACAAAAAGAGAACTTATGCAATATGAGTTTGATTTAAATGTTAGATTAAAACAATTAGAGTTACAAGCGCAAAAAGAGCTTGTTGAAAAGCAAAGTGAAACTCAAAAAGAAATAGCTAACACAAAAGTTAGTGCGTCCAAAATAACTGGACCGCCTGATACAGGCAAACCAAAAAAGTCCTTTGAGTCTAAAGGCAATGATGTTTTAGGGGGGTTTGATTTATCAAGATTTGAACCTAGATAAAACTATTTAAATTATTTTATTATATACAATTATGGAAGAACAAGTTAAAGTTAATGTTGTAGAAGACAATACTCCTCCTACAACACCACAAGAAAAAGAAGCTGCTGTTTTAGAACAGGCTATTGAAGAGGGTTCTGTTGATGAATCGTATGGTCTTCAAGACGACGGCGTTTACAAAGTAAATTTAGATAAACCACCAACACTTAAAGAAGATGCCATTCAAGAGCAAGAAACAGAGAGCGTATCTGTGGGCGATGGAGCCGAAGATAGCCCGGAAGTGGACGAACAAGTACGGGAGCAAGATACAAAAGAAGAAAACGAAAAAGAAGAAGTAATTGATGATTCACCATTGCAATTAGTAAATGATGAACCACAAGAAGAAGAAAAACAAGAAGTACAGAAAGAAATCCAGCAAGAAACAAAACAGGAAGTAAAACAAGAAGAAACAAAAGTTGTTTTACCTGAAAATGTTGAAAAGCTGGTGCAATTCATGGAAGAAACTGGCGGAACGGTAGAAGATTATGTTAATCTTAATCGTGACATTTCTAAAATGGATAGCACAACTTTATTAAGAGAATATTATAAAAATACAAAACCTCATTTAGATGTAGATGATGTTGATTTTTTATTCAACAAAAACTTTGCATATGATGAAGAGACGGACGATCCGTCAGAAATTAAAGCTAAGCAATTAGCTTTTAAAGAAGAATTATATAATGCCCAAAATTATTTCAACAATAGTAGGGAAAAATACTATGCCGATCTTAAGTTAAGAAAGCAAGAAAGTGTTGCTCCTGAATATGCTGAAGCTATGGAGTATTATAATAATTCTAAGCAACAATCAGAAGAGTATAATAATCTTCAAAAAGAGTTTATTGAAAAAACAAATAAAGTTTTTAATGATAATTTCAAAGGTTTTGATTTTAAGGTCGGAGAAAACAAATACAGGTTTAAAGTAGATAACACTGAAAAAGTTAAACAATATCAATCAGATATTTCTAATTTTATTAATGAATTTTTAGGTGACGACGGTTCTGTAGCAGATGCTGCAGGATACCATAGAGCATTATTTGCTGCTAAAAATGCAGATAAGATTGCAAATCACTTTTATGAGCAAGGCCGTGCCGACGCCGTGAAAGAATCTGCCAAGCAAGCAAAGAATATTAATATGGACCCTCGCTCTGATAATTCAACTATAAAAACCGAATACGGAGATAAAATTAGAGTTGTATCTGGAAATTCATCTGATAAGTTGCGCATTAAATGGAATAAATAACACAACTTAAAATCAAACAAAATGGCTTTTACTGGTGGCATTCCTGCCGCATTACAACCAACTCAGTCTAAAACACTTTATGCTGGGAATTACATTGACTTCACCTCAGCGGCGCATGATCAATGGACACAACAATTTTTACCCGATGTATACGAAAAAGAAGTAGAGCGCTACGGAAATCGTTCAATCGGATCATTTTTAAGAATGGTATCTGCAGAGATGCCTTCAACTTCAGATCAAATTATCTGGACTGAGCAAGG